TGCACCGCTATGGTGGTAAGCGATAGGTTTTATTATCCTGGGGGCTCTCTCCCAGGGGTTCAGACAATCACGCCTTGACAAGCTGCCATTCATCTTCATCAAGACTCGGGGCCCCTTCATCCGCCTGCACAAGCACAGCCTCGCTAGAATGGTAGCGGGGACGACGCACATAGCCCGTAGCCCAATATGCCTCGAAACGGAAGCCAAAGATCACATCAGCGGGAGAATCGACCGCCGCCCTACAGCCAAACTCCACGCGAGGCAAATAGGCCGATGTTACGCTGATCATAGCCCGTGCTATTAATCGGACTTGCGGGGAATTTGCATTCCACTGCAGTCGATGAATGATCCAATCCGTCAAGATCTTCATGCCTGCAGCCGGCACCAATTCCACAGTCCACGGCTTGGAAAAATCCCAAGTGGGCATGACTTCAGAACCCCACGGTGTTAACTCAACATCAAGTGTAAGCATATAAGCCCCATAAGGGAGGGAGTAGGTTGAGATTTGGAAAATGGCATCATCAACCCGAGCCCTCTCAAATGAGAATGCTCCTTGCTTTGAGGAATCCCGAATGGTCATAGGCTCCAACAGAAGGGAATTAGGGGACCCAACTGTTGCCACATGGTATCCAGTAGTGGACGCTTCTTCGACGCTGGTCCAGACATTTAACGGAGCTGGATCCGACTTCGTCCAAATATAGAGCGGACCACGAGGGACCGCCCGCAACGACACGGTATGATAAGCGGTGGTCATTTGATGTTGCACGTTGAGCTGAACCGACTGTAATTGCTATGCTGAGCGGGTCCCGCTAAACTTCACCTTATAGCAGGCCCAAATCTCCCCAAGGGGAACTGAGCCCACCGTTGAGGATTGGCCATCAGCGGCTATCAAAATTCTACCGGGGCCTTTATCGACATCATCCCCAGAATCAGGGGTGTACCAATTTCGGCCCTTTAATCTGGCCGGTGGAAGAACCATCGGGGTGCGCTGAGCATCCTGCCAAAGGGCATGAGACACAGTTGGTGTGTAGCAGCTAATCTGTGCTCTAGTGAGAGATGTTCCACCTTGGAAATCCCAGTCGACTCCATAAGTGACCAGGCCCCCATAGGTGGTTCCCACTGCAGGCTTCCAATAAACCTGCAGAGAAAGCCACTGAATCCGCTCAAAAACGGCCCCTATACTCTTCAGGAACCGAAAATTAACGGGGATTATATCAATATAATCCGTCACAGTGGCCTTCCCAACTGGCAACGTGAGGGTACGGATCAACTCTTCCCTAGAGAAGACAATCTCACCCTCGCCTACCGCACTAGGTTGACCACGACGCCGACGCGCCTTCTTACCCAATGACTGGACCTGAGCCACGGCACTGGTGCCAGGCACAGGAGCAATCCCGGAGGTCTTCTTCCTCCGACTACGCTTCCGCTTCTTAGCCACCGACAGATTATTCATCTTGTCGGTAAGAGCTTGGAGCTCACGCCTAAGCTGTTCAGCAGTTGACATGCTAAGAATGAAAGGATGCAAGATAAATCAATAAGAAACTCTTAGTGCAAGA